ATACCGTTCTGCTGCTAAATCAATAGTTTTTTTATCTAAATATTCTTTGAACAACATCCAAATATCGGCTATTTGATTCTCATTCATTTTCTACGAGCTCCTCGGTTTCGACCGGTTTATAATTAGCAAAGTCGGACATAACTTTATCTAAACAACCTTCTTCGTTACGTTCCCACTCTTTGCGATAATATTTAATAATTTCTCCGTCATTTGTAGTGAATGACAGTCTATTTCCATCTTTTTTAAGTAATCCTTTTGACTCCGACAAGTCAACTAACCCGCTATAAGGATTCATTCCTGTTTCGTAAGGAATCTTAACTTGTACACCTTCAAAAGGTTTAGCATAGCGTGTCTTCATAACCTTACAAGCAGCACGAATACCACGCACTTCACTAATCTTGTTGCCGTCATCGTCTTCTTTGAGTTTTAGTTTTTTCATGGCAACCACAATAGAACTTGCATAAATGAACCCTTGTCCTCCTGAAATCTTGTCATCTGGATCGAACATATCTTGGCTAGCGTATGTGTGATTTGTAGCCACCAACCCAACATTAGCACTACCGAACATATTAACACAGTTACGAACCAATGCCGTAAGTGCCTTAGGCTTTCTACCCATATCACCTTTTAAGTCTCCTGCTTCGAATTGATTAACATCAGTTGGTGTCAACAGCATTCCTAAACTATCGATAACAAATAAGACTTTAGGACGATCCTCCATAGTCTTATATTCTTTCATGAACTCGTTGATAGTTTTAGCAACATCGTCGATCATAGCCATATTAAGTTTAAGAAGCTTATCTTCACTGGTATCAACTCCCAATGCTTTGAGCCAATCCTCGTCTAATGCATTTTCGCTGTCAATTAAAATAACATAGATACCTTGTTCTTGTGCGTGTCTTACTAAGTTACCGGAACAGATATAACTTTTTCCAGCACCGCTTTCTCCTGCAAATACAGTTACTTTGCCGAGCGGGACACCGCGATGAAAGTCTCCGCTGATAAGATAGTTCAGCGCATAGTTGCCAGTACTAATCCAATCAGTAGGATCATTAAAACCTACGCCGAGTCCATCAATACTTTTTGTTAATGTTTTACGAAATTTTGTTAAGTCGAATGCTTTTGCCATAATTTTTCCTTTTCACTTATAATAATATGTAAATCGATGCCTGTCAATAGAAAATTTAAACAATATAATTTTCTTGAATAATTAAATCCCAAAACTTTTCTCTCGCTTTAATTGCTTGTAGTGCTGCATCTGTAGCTTCTTGATGTTTCGATTCATCGTCGCCGCATAGTTCTTCTAAAAGACGTCTTGCAGCAGGACCGTGATCGTTTGAATCTATAGTAACATGTCTTGCCAAATACCATTTAAAATATTCACTAGGTATTTGTGCTGCTTCTAACTGCTCTAAAACTGATTGAAATTGTTCAGGAAGTAATTCTTCTCTTCCTAATGCTAGAGCAGAACAAATAATCCAAGGTTTGTCGCTGTCCACAAACTTTTTAGTTTGCGACATAAAATATTTTGCAGGGTTAGGCACTTTAGGATGTGTTAGTGCATTTTCCCATCCTATAGTTGATACTAAGGAAGGCCATTGTTCTATCCAAGAAGTGTCTATACCAATTTCTTTCATAGCAAGGATATAACTTTCGAAATGACTTAGATAGCCATTGTTATTCATTGTTATATCGCTTTCTTCTCCTAATATTATTTCATTTATCCATCGTCTTGCACTGGCCGAATAGATAGGAGACCATGTAGAGCCCGAAGGTGCCAAATGGTGTTGAAGTTGTTTTGTTAAACACATGAAGTCCCATACAGCATATACATGATTCTCCATGAACACATGAAGATCTTCAACACATCCTATGCTTTGTCGAGATGTCAATGGATGTTGACGTAACTTCCATTGAGCTTTTTCAATTAATTTCCAGTCCATAGTAATTGTAGAGTGCTGACAACCAGCACTCTACTTATCTACAATTACTTCTGACGATTGCGAATCATTGCAAGAATATCTTCTGCTTTACTAGCACTTGAAGTAGTCGATGCTGATTCTTTCTTTGGTGCAGGTGTTTCTGTTTCGAACGGAGGATCGTCATCTAAGTCTGAACTTGTTTGAGGATTGCTCGGCGGACTAGCTTTAGCCACAGGATCACCTGTTACTTGGCTCATGCCGGCTGGCTTAAAGTATTGTCCCCAACGTTCCATATCAAACGGTTCGCCATCTACACTAGCTTCGAACATTTCTTTAATAACCTTGATTTCTACATCAGTAGGTTTCTTAGGTAAGTAATCCTTGAGATCAAACAAACCGTGTGCTTCAAGAGCTGCGGCTTCTTTATCGTCTAGTGGGCGACTGCGACGACTCCATTTACTAGTAGAGTAGTCAGCATAACCACCTTTGCTGGTCTTGATAAGTTTAAAATCAACACCATTCACAGCATCAGTTGGCAAGTCGTCCATTTCTGGATCAAGTAATGCACCTCTAATTAGTTGGAAGATTTGAGGACCAATGATAAATCTACGGATTGGATTTTCTGATTTTTCAGTTTCTTTCAAACCATCTTCTACAACAAATCCTTGGAAGATATAGCTGCGTTTCTTCCAATATTTGCGACCTTGGTCTTCGAGACTTGGGTCTTTAAACCATCCGCGAACTTCTGAAAGAATAGGACAGGTTTCGCCATACATTTCCATGCAAGGGACATTAACTGTGACTTGTTTACTTTCTGCTTGACCTTTAATTCCTGCGAAAGGAAGTTTGATCATTGCACGTTCTACCCAAAAGAATGTGTTGTCTGAATTACCATCTGGAAGAAAACGTACTGTGGATTCGGAACCTTCTTTTAAGTTCCAGAACGGATAAATTGAATTATCTCCGCCTTTTGATTCGCCGCTGCTGCGGGTTTCTTGCTCTTTAAGTTTCGCACGAATTTCTGCTAATGTAGCCATGATTATCTCCTATTGTTAGCCTATATTTGCCTTTAGTTTGTTCTAGAACCCTCTAAAACAAAAAACGCATACGGTGTATTGTATGCGTTTTTATTTAGTCTTGCAAGAGATTTAACACTCTTTTTTTGATTTATTTTACCATTATCTTAAACCAGCGATTCTCAACATAGCGTCCAAATCTTCTCGAGCTGCTTGTCCTTGATTCGGCATTGGCTGACTTGGCTTCGGCATTGGCTTCGGTTTCGGCATTGGCTGACTTGGCCTTGGCCCTCTTTCATCAGGTGCAGTTGTACCTTGTCCTGATCCAGAATATGGTTGAGCACCTTGTCCTGGAGGAGCTGGTTGAGCTGCTTGATTTGCAGCAGGCATGGAACCTTGCCCCATTCCGGCATTACGGCCAGATTGGAAGTTACTTGCTATGTCTGACACACCTTGACGCAGTTTGCCCATTGCATCTGTCGCACCTTTTTGAACTTTACCAGCAATTTTTCCAGCACCAAATGCCAAATCGTCTACTGCACCTTCTTGAGGTTGTGCAATTCCGGATAATTCTTGAATTCTTTTCATTTCGGCCTGTGTCATTAGTTCGTTCATGATATGCTTGGCTTTTTCTAATGCTTCTTCGCCGAATTTCTTTTCGACTGAAATCAAAACTCCGGTTGGACCTTTTGGGGTATTTCCGTCTTGATCGAACATACTTCGAACAAATTCAACAACTTCGTCTCCAGTGTCTTTGTATCCACTATCGAAAAACTCGTTTAAATCTAATCCAACACGTTGAATTGCATCTGCTAATGTAATCTCTTCTCCAAAAATATTAAAAGTATCTTCAGCTTGCATACCGGCTTTTTTAGCCCTCTCGATTACTCTTTTTAAATTTTCCGACATAGCTACACCTGGTGTCATTGGCATGCTAGGTGGTGCTGCTGGAGCCGGAGCTGGTTCGGCAGGTGCTGCTGGTGCTGGTGCAGGCTCAGCTGGTGCCTCTTGTTCTAGAGGTGTCGCTGCTGGTTCAGCAGGTGCTTCTCCAAAATTAATTTGATTTAAAACATCTGTACCATTTTCTTCGTCTTTAATCTTAATATAATCTTTTAATATTTCTCTAGCATCTGTATCTGGATTAATATCTGATAATTCTTTTAATATATCATTTAATTCTTTATCATCAATTATACCTTTTAAACTTTCAATCGCATTAGTACCATCCGTTCCGACAGGAAGTTCTTGTGCAACTAGTTCATTTAGTTTTTCAATAGCAGCAGTTTGTGCTTCTTGATTTTTACTAAAGATATCTTCGCTTTCACCTAAAATGTAATTAAGTGCTTGTTCGTATTGACTTTCTAAATTTAATTCTGAAATTCTATAATTAAATGTTGATTCTTCTGTTTGAGATAATAAATCATCTAAATTAACTTCTTTAACTGGTAAAGAATTTTCGTCTACTAAATTGTAGATATAAGGAAAAACATTTTTTAATTCTTCATTAAATGTTTTAATAGTCAGACGTTCGATCCAATCGTTAACTATTTCTTCTGGAATTTCTTGTGTTTCTTTTTTCGTAAAACTTTCTACAAAAGATTCATAATGTGATTTTTTCTGTAAATCGTGAATCTCTTGTTTAATTTGATCTATTCTTTCTAAAACTTTTTCATTAATGGTGTTCATAGCTTCTGCCACCATTGGAGTTCTTGTTACATAGTTTTTAAATTTTCTTAAACTACCTAATTCTTCGCTTAAACTAATAACATGTTTTCCTAAATCATCGTACGGAGTGCCACCATGTGCAATGTGCTGTGCTAAAGCTCGGGCTCCATTTAGATGTTTGTGTGGATATAGAAATCTTTCTCCATGAGAATTTTCTACATAAATGCTTTCAATATGCATTGTTCTACCAGCAGGGATATTAAGATTCACGGGCTGGCTATGTCTAATAATAAGCCTAGTTTCTCCTAAATCTTGATAACTTGTTTTGTTATTTCCCCATAACTTACTTTCACTCATTGCCATATCTCCCTGCTTTTTCGAAGCCAAATATTCATAATCTCGTTTATCTAAATTACTTTTAGAAATGTCTCGGATCTCAAATTGTAAAAACTTTTTCTTACCAAATTCTCGCAATTCTTTTAAAAAATTGAACCATTGAGTTTTAACATTAGAACCTTGATCATCTATAAGATCATTACTAAAAATAACTACTAGTCCGTCCTTATCGCTTAGATCGATATCTACGCTACCCAATACTTGATTTTTAACTTTAAAGTCAAAACTAAAACTTCGGGCTAGTTCCTCAGTATCTGTAGGATCGCCCTTTTCGTCCTTCATTGAAATTTGTGGAAATTGAGTTCTAATTTTTCCAAAAAGTTCGCTAGCTATTAAATTAAGATTTTTATCCATACTGATATTTATCCGAGTACTGATGAAACGAAAATGGGCATTGGAGGCTCGAAATCCTCGTCGACACCGTCGCTTGTACTGTAAGAATCAAACACTCTGCTGTCCCAATCTGCTAGAATTTCGCTCATACGTACAATTAATAAACAAGCACTGACTAAATCGTCCCAATCGCCCTCTTTGGCTTTAAATGTTATTCCAGAAGCTACATAGGATTTAAGTTCAGAAATAAGAGGCTTACTATATAATTTCATTTTACCTGATTCTATTAAGTATTTTAATCTCGCGGCGGCTGAAATTTTAGTTTTGTGTGTAGTATTAAACCCTTTTCTAAACTTTCTAACATGCCCTTTTCTTATGGGTTCGCTGACAAATAATCCTGGGAAGTTTTCTTCGCCTATATCTCTAATACACACTAGTCCTGCTTCGCCCACAGTATTATTTTCAATACTCCAGTAGATATTACTAGAATTCTCAGATCCAACAGACTCTTCAATATATTTTAAGATTTCTTTTAGAATTCTAATCTGTCCTTGTATAGGTGTATAATTGTGCTGCCATTCAGCTACTTGAACAAAGTTAGGTAATTCAAATACCTGTATACCTGCACTATTTCCTCCGGTTCCTAATGCGGGATCTAAAGCTACAGCATAGATAAAGTCTTTGCTAGGTTGTTTATACCATCGAGTTTGCCCCATGTTCATAATAGGAGCTTTACCTTCTAACCCAGCTAAACAGATGCTATTAACTAATGTCTCGT